GTTCTAATACTACCTTTACCTATACTCAAGTTAAAAACAGCGTGACTCAACTAACACAGACTGTGGGATTAACAGGAACTTATGGTGCCTATAGTGGCACACGAACCATTGAAATAACGAATAGCCAGACTTTTACTCCTACTGCTATAGATGTGAGATACGGCCAAATGGCATTACTGCTTGTTGGAGGTGGTGGGGGTGGCGGTAGTAAAAGTGGTGGCGGCGGTGGCGGTGGCGAGGTCAACACTTGGATCAATCAGACTATTCTTAATCAAACTTATACTGCTGTGATTGGTGCTGGTGGCTCTGGTGCTACTACTCTTGGTAATTCTGGTAATGCTGGCACCAACACAACATTTAGCACTTCTGGACAAACTTTCTCAGTTACAGGTGGCGGAGGCGGAGGCGGATTTAGTGGAGGACTACCTCCAACCAGCTATGGCAACGGTGCCAATTCAGGACCTTATTTTGGGGGGTTAGGAGTGATTGTTCCTAATAATCCAAATAGTTATAGTGATGTTGCAGGCGGTGGCGGTGCAGGTGCAGGTGGAAATGGTGTAACTCCAGTATTTAATTCATCTTTCAGAGTAACTACTGCTCCAAATGGGGGAGCTCCAGTTTCTAAGACAGTTACTCTTAACGGCTCAAGTTATACATTTGCTTCAGCTAATGGAACGATTCTTTTTGCAGCAGGTGGTGGCGGTGGTATTACAGACGGATCACGAGGCACAAGTAATGGCGGCGGTAGTGGTGGAGAGCTGGTTGAAAACGCAGCGGCAACACCTGCCTTTTTCTATGGTGGCGGAGGCGGCGGCGGTGCAAGTGGATTTAGTGGGCTTGCAAATGGAGCCAGTGGCTTTGCAGGCATTATTATAATTAGAATTTATGGAGCATATTAATGGCTACAACTTACGCACCACTTAAAATAAACGGTGTATTGTCAAACAATAAAACCGTATTACAAAATCTCAACGACATCTGCACAGCCTGTGGAGCATTTCTTACCTTTGATATCAGTCAAGGCAAGTGGGCAGTGGTCATTAACAAAACTGATACCAGTGTCAAGAGTTACAATAACAGCAACATTATAGGAAGTCTGTCTGTAACAGAATCAGGAGTTTCAGAATTATACAATTCTGTAAGTATGGAGTTCCCTCACAAGAATCTCAAAGACACAACTGATTTCATTGAATTAGTTACTCCTGCGGAAGATAGATTTCCTAATGAAATTGATAATCCTTTACAAATACAGACCACACTGATTAATGATCCTGTTCAGGCACAATACATTGCTGGAGTTGAACTTAATCAAAGTCGCTTAAACAAGATTGTGACATTTACCACTGATTATACCAGTTTAGGTCTAAAAGCTGGCGACCTAATTGATGTTACCAACACAATGTATGGTTATAGCAGTAAATTATTTAGAGTTATTAAATTAGAAGAAGTTGACGAAGATGTTATTGGTATCAACATCACAGCCAGAGAATATAGTGCCAGTGTGTATAATATTTCTAATTTAATCTACAAAGAAAAAACCAAAAAGACTGGCATTTTATTAAAGCAACAAAACGAAAAGATTAAAGAACTAGAAGATGCCAACATAGCGGGATCAATTGGTCGTATGATTGCTGCCAATGTAGGTCTAGGCATTGTGAATAGTCTATTGAATAAACTATTTGGGCGTCAACAAATTGGCACAGATGCCAACGGCAATCCAATTTACAGCAATAAAAGCAAACCTGTAGATACAGCCGCAGAAGAACTGGATAAGGTGCTTGGTGGTGCAAAGAAGCCAGCCTTAAGTTCTATTACAGCAGGCGGCACATTATGTGAAGGTGCATCAAAAACCATTACTGTGGGACACACCTGCTCAGTTTGTCTATTTGACATTCCGCCGTTAAACTATCCTTACACGATCACAGGTATTTCTGCAGGTGACATTAGCATACCTTTAACGGGCAATGTGTTAGTCACTAACGGAACAGGTGCATTAACATTTACAGCAGTGTCTGATGGTTCAGTTGAAAGCGGAGAAACAGCCACAATTACCATTGGTAATTTATCTACCACAGTGACTATCTATGATGCCGCTGATTTTACTCTAGTTGCCACTAGAAATAATGCCAGCATCACAGAAGGTGGTTCAGTGATTGTGACTCTAACAGGCACAGGATCCAAGGCCACTGGAACATTTCCGTATGTTATTTCAGGAACTGCCACAGCCAAAGTATCAAGCCCAGCATTGACTGGTAATGTCACATTGGCTGGTGGCACTGCTACTTTAACTATCAATACCACAGACGATGGCGTTTTTCAAGGCACACAAGGTCTAACAGTGACATTTGGCACTGCTGGATCAAATCCTTGTGCAAATGGTTCTGCTTCTACCAGCATTTCAGTATTAGACAATGATACTGCTCCACCAACACCTCCAGCTGATACAACCTGTTCCTATATATCTGTGCCAGCAGTTTGGTGTGGTCAATTTGACGGCACTACTGGTGCTCTTAAAGGAATAACTGTAAGAAAATCTGTTTTGTTGCCAGTTCCCCTAGCAGGAGAAGCTACAGTTTCATTACCAATGACTTGTTCAGTATCAGGTGGTGCTATTGTAGTTAACACCACAGTGTTAGTAGCGGCAGCTTCTGTCAACGCTGGCGGTTTTGCAGTTAGAATTATAACAAGTTTTGATTCTGTGCCAGCAAGAGGTATCATAACAGGAAGCACAACTACCTTGTATGGCTACGATTGATAAGTTATCTTTTTTTACCTTTTTTCAATGATTTTTGAGGTTTTGTGTAAATACATTGTCAAAAACATTTTGACCACAGACAACCCTATGTTGTCTAGTCAGACAACATAATCAACAAGGAGACTATTATGTCCGCAGCCAGTAATTATTTAGAAACAAAACTATTAGACCATACATTGCGTTATGGCACATCACCCTATGTAGCCCCAACTACTCTGTATCTAGCATTGTTTACCAGTGCAGTTGATTCAGCTACAACTTCTGCTAACCTAGAAGCAGGCACAACTTCAACCAATGAAGTAGCCACAGCAGGAAGCACAGCCTATGCTCGTAAGGAAGTAACTTTTTCAGCCGCAACTGGCACTAACCCTACCAGTTCAGCCACAGCCGCAACAGTAACATTTGATCCTGCAACAGCAAGTTGGGGCACAGTGACTCACATTGCTGTAATGGATGGTGGCACACGCGGTTCAGGTAATGTCTTGTTCTACGGCACAGTTACAGTATCCAAAACCATAGATTCTGGAGATACTTTCCAGGTGAGTGCAGGCAATTTAACAATCAGCCTAGCCTAATAGGTCTATGCTATGGGCACTTGGGCTACGAGCTCTTGTGCCCTTTTTAATAACATCAAAGGATCTAGGAAATGACTAAACCAGTTATCGTAACCAGAGCAGGCAAAGGCTCCGCACTCACATTCGTTGAAGGGGATGCAAACTTTACCAACTTACAAAATGCCACAATCACTGTGGCTGGCGATAGCGGGAGCAGTCAAGTATTAGATCTCAACGACACGCTGACTATTGCTGGCGGCACTGGTTTAACATCTGTGGCATCAGCAACAGACACAATTACCCTCAATTTAGACAACACCGCAGTCACAGCAGGGTCTTATACCAAAGCAAGTATTACTGTTGATGCACAGGGTCGTATCACAGCCGCATCAAATGGTTCAGCAGACTTTGCCACAGCAGATGCAAGAACTGCAATATCAGTTACTGACGCAGGCGGCGACGGCAGTTTAGCCTACAATAACACTACAGGTGTTATTACTTACACAGGACCAAGTGCCAGCGATGTAAGAGCACACTTTTCAGCAGGCACTGGCATTACTTTAACAGATGGTGCTATTGCCACAACCATTACTCAATACACTGACGCAGCCGCAAGAAGTGCAGTTAGTGCTACAGACGCAGGCGGTGAAGGCAGCTTTGCCTACAATTCATCAACAGGTGTGTTTACCTACACAGGCCCAAGTTTTAGTGGTCTTGAAGTTACATCAGCAAAGAATCAAAACAATGGTTATGCTGGACTAGATTCTAGTGGCAAAGTAGCTGCCGCTCAACTACCAAGTTATGTAGATGATGTTGAAGAATATGCCGCAGTAGTAAATTTTCCTGCTACAGGTGAAACAGGTAAAATCTATGTGGCCACAGGTGTTAATAAAACATATCGTTGGACAGGCAGTGTTTATGTAGAAATATCTGCAAGCCCAGGCTCAACAGATGCTGTCACAGAAGGTGCAACTAACCTTTATTATACTGACACAAGAGCTCGTGGTGCTTTAAGTGGCTCAACTGGTATTTCATATAATTCATCAACTGGTGCTATCAGTTCAACTATCACACAATACACTGACGCCAGTGCTCGTAGTGCTTTAAGTGGCTCAACAGGTATTTCATATAATTCATCAACAGGTGCTATTGCAATTGCCAATACTGCTGTTTCAGCCGCAAGTTATACCTATGCCAACATTACTGTTGATGCACAAGGACGCATTACTGCCGCTTCAAGTGGAACAACACCATTGGTATCAGGTGGTGCTCTAGGCACACCAAGTTCAGCAACATTAACCAATGCAACTGGTTTGCCAATTGGCACAGGCGTGTCAGGACTAGGCACAGGTGTTGCCACATTCTTAGGCACACCATCAAGTGCTAATCTAATATCAGCAGTCACAGATGAAACAGGCACAGGTAGTCTAGTGTTTGCTACAAGCCCTACATTAGTAACTCCAGTGCTAGGCACACCTTCAAGTGGCAATCTACAAAACTGCACAGCAGATGGCACCAATGGTGTAGGCTTTAGAAGCATACCTTCAGCAGGTGCAGAGAAATCTAGTTCATACACTCTACAGACATCTGACCGTGCAGAATTTGTGCAAGTAGCCAGTGGTGGATCAATCACTGTGCCTAACTCAACATTTGCCGCAGGTGATGTTGTTGTAGTCTATAACAATCACACCGCAGCCATTACAATCACGCTGTCAACAACCAATGCCTACATTGCAGGCACCAACACCAACAAGACTTCAGTGTCATTAGCTACTCGTGGTGTTTGCAATATCTTATTCATTAGTTCCACAGTGGCAATCCTAACAGGAAATATATCGTAATGAGTATCCTATGTTCAATGGTTGGTGCAAGTTTTAGTGTGGCTGCGGCTGCACAGGTTCTTAGAGCCAAAGCAAGTCTTGTAGCCAGCGGCAATGCCCAGATATCCACCGCACAAAGCAAGTTTGGTGGATCATCAGCCCTGTTTGATGGTAGTGGTGATTATATTGATTTTTCTAATGTTAGCAGCCTTGCAAGCAGTGATTTTACCATTGAAATGTGGGCAAGATTTACTGCTGTGCCTTGGGGACAAGAAGGCGGTTATGTAATGTTGATGTCAGGACTACCTGAACCGTATGTATTAATTACAAGAGTTGGTGCAGGCAGTCAAGTTGAACTTCAATGGGGTGGCAATGGATATGCTGGGTTTACTAAATCAGGTGTAAATCTATCTATTGATACTTGGTATCATATTGCGGCAACAAGACAAAGCGGTGTTCAAAAAATGTTTTTTAATGGAACTGAATTAACCACTTTTACTAATTATTCTGGATTTACTAATTCTGGCAGAACTGGTGAAGGTAGAGGTTCAAGAATAGGTATGTTTGGTGATACTAGAGGTAGTATGGCAGGATACCTAGATGAATATCGCATATCTAATATTGCTAGGTATACTGGGGATTACACGCCACCCACAGCACCATTTGTTAATGACGCCAATACCTTGATGTTAATCCACGCAGATGGCACTAATGCTTCAACATTCTTTGAAGATGACAACGGTGGTCGCAGTCCACGAGCATTAATTGCTCAAGGTAATGCTCAAATAGATACTGCACAATCAAAATTTGGTGGTGCAGCATTGTTATGTGACGGCACTGGTGATTATGTTATGTCACCAGCAGGCTTACAATGGGACTTTGGCACCAGTTCATTTACCATTGAATATTGGATTCGTTTTAATGTAGCACCAACACTTTATGTGCCAATTGCTCTTAGAGAATCAGGAAGTATTCTAAACGGCGAATGGTGGTGTGAGATCACTGCCGCAGAAAAGAAAATGTATTGGGGATTCAAAAATACTGCAGGCACTACCTTCTATGTAAACTTGGCCCTAGCAGGCACTGCCTTTGCCACAGGTCAATTCTATCACATTGCATTAGTCAACAATGCAGGCACAGCACAGATGTATGTTAATGGAACTGCCACTGGATCTACTACCAGCCTAAGCGGCAGTTTTGGTAATTCAACAACCAATATGTGGATAGGTGCAGGTGCTGGTGCATACAGCCTTAATGGTTGGATGGATGAAGTTCGCATTTCAAACTCTGCTCGTTACACTTCAGGATTTACGCCCAGCACCACACCGTTTGTTAATGACGCTAATACTCTATTATTGTTACACGCAGATGGCACAGATGCAGCCACAGTGTTCCGTGATGACAATGGCCAAGGTAGATCACCTAAGGGTATTAGTGCCATTGGCAATGCAAAGGTATCAACTGCACAATCAAAGTTTGGTGGTTCTAGTGCTTTATTTGATGGCACTGGTGATGCCCTTTCTACGCCAAATCATCCTGATTTCAATTTGAACAATACAGCTAACTTTACTGTTGAATTTTGGTATCGCCCTGCGGTAATTTCTGGCTATCCTGGTTTTATAGGTAGTCAACAAGCAGGAACAACAAACGGATGGTTGGTTAATATAGATCCAAGTGCAAATGTAAATTGGATTCACGGCACAAGTGTTTTAACTGCAACATCAACTGGTATTACCACAAACAATTGGTATCACATTGCAGTAGTAAGAAGCAATACCACTAACCTAACCATATATATTAATGGTGTTTCCAAATACAATACTACTTCTTATTCAGGATCAACATCAGTATCTACGGATGTGTTGAGAGTTGGTGCTGGACAAGGCATTTCTACTAATTGGGATGGTGGAACATATTCAATCAACGGTTACCTGGATGAGATCCGCATTTCAAACACGGATCGTTATACTGCCGCATTTACTCCATCAACTACTCCATTCCAGAATGATGCTAACACCTTATTGTTGTTACACAGTGATGGAACAAACAATAGCACGGTGTTTGTTGATGACAATGGTATAGCACCCTACACACCCTAAGGACCTACAGTGGATCAATTCTACTTTGAAGCAGGTTATCTAGAAGCAGGCTATCTAACCATAGTTAAGCAAGCCACTGCAGGTTTCACTCCTTATATTGCAGAAGGATACTTGCCTGCAGACTATTTTGATTATGGTGGCAGTTTATTCACACTAATAGCAAGCCTTGACAAGTCAGGAGAGCCAGCATTTGCTGTAGGTGCATTTGCAGTTGTTTTCACTACTTCAATTACAGCCAATGTCATAGCCAGTGGTGCTTCAAACATTGCTGCCACATTCACACAAGCCAGCACAATCAGTCACATTGAAGGTGCTGATCTATTTGCATTTAGCAACGCACAGTTAGAGGCAGCGGTTCGTAGAATTCGTGATAATAATATAACAGCCAGTGCGGTGTTTAGTGTTGCAGTAGATATTACTAGAACTAGAAATACTTCTAGTGATGACTCAGCACAGTTCTCTTTTACTGCTAACACAGTCAGAAGCCGCGATTATGCATCAAGTCAATCAGCGGCTTTTTCATTGGCGGCTGCAATTGACGATAGAACAAGAAATCAATCAAGTGCCTTGGCATCTCAGTTTGCGTTTACGGCAACCATCAGTCACATTGAAGGTGCTGATCTTGTGGCATTCAGCAATGCTGAGTTAACTGCCACTGCCACAAGAACAAAACAATTTGCCAGTTCAATAAATGTTGTTTGTTCAGTATCTGCAGATGTAAAACGCAATCCTGGTATTATACTAAATCTATCTAGTCAGTTTACACAAACAGCCCAGGTTAGAATAGCAAGCAAAGGTGGTTCTGCCAATTTATCTAGTAGTTTTGTAATTTATACTTCATTAAAGTTAGGCAGTCGTAGACCATTTAATCTATATGCTGATGATAGATTTGTAAATTTAAACACTATTTTCAAAGTAGCAGGCACAAGCAGTTTAGTCATAAGGCCACTTAATAACAATTATGCTATCAGTTCTACAAATGTAAATGACTTTCCAACACCCCTAGGTAGAAGTGAGTTTGGTATTCAAGCAAATGAAAACTTTGTGTTTGAAACCTGGATCTACATAACTGGCAACACTGCTCCTGCATTTAGTAGAGAATGTTTAATTGCAGGTGTTAGTTTTGGAGCCGCTCATAATGAATTAGGTATAAGAATACCTGATATGAGGAATTATGTGCCTCAAAATAGTTGCTGGATGTTTGGTGTTAATAACAATGGCTATCTCAAAGCCTATTATACTCAACAAAGCAATGGTCTTGCCGCTACAATAACCAGTTCTGCAGGTTTAACCAGCGATGGTTGGACTCATATTGCGTTTAGAAGAATTAATGGCGATACACTCCAACTTCAACGAAATGGCACAATAGTAGCTTCTGCTACATATTCAGGTAGTTTACTACCAAGTGGTCCAGGACAGGATATTGCAACCAACAAAAGATTCTTCCTTGCCAATACTTTTAATAGCACAACTTCAGAATCTATATATTTTGATGAAACCAGTTATCGCGTTGGATCAGGTGATGTGGGCGGATATTCTACACAGCCTATGGTTGGCGATCCAGCAAGTCAACAATTGTTATTTCATTATGAATCAAATCAATCTAGCAATACAGATTATATTGTAATTGCAGATGATACTGGATTTGTAACTCAATTTAGTAGTGAATTAGATTTAGTAAGCGGCTTAAGATGTAATGGTGGCTTAAGATTACTTGGTGCTGCCTCAGTCTCTAGTTCAGGCACAGTCACAGCCAATGTTGATAGAGTAAGATTTATTGAATTTGCTGCCTCAATATCTAGTGCGGCGTCTACTGCTACAACAGGTCTAAGAGTTAAAATAAGTGCAGCCAGCTTAGCCAGTGAGTTTAGCCAGTCAGCTGATGTTGCAAGAACAAGAGGCATTACAAGCAATCAACCCGCGGTGTTTACGCAAACCGCACAGGCTGTCAAGACAGCAAACATAGTTTCTGCTCTTGACTCTCAGGCCACATTCACAGGCACAATCAGTCATATTGAAGGTGCTGATCTTGTGGCATTTAGTAATGTTACCTTATCCGCCATAGGCCAAGTAACAACAAGTGCAGTATCAACGCAATCAAGTGCATTTACAAGTAATGCTGATATTCTAAGAATTAGATTTTCTCAATCAACACAAACAAGTCAATTTAATCTAACTGCTCTTGCTACTGCTAATTTTATTGCATCTAGTTCTGTAAGCAGTGAATTTACACACACCGTTAACTATATTAGAAATCGCAGCGGTGCAAGCAGTCTAAGCAGTGAATCTACATTCGCCAGTGATGCCTTAAATGTCCAGTTGGCCAGTGCTGCCTTAAACAGTAATTTTGATACTACCAATGCCTATTACGATCCAGATTACATTGAGGTAGGCTATTTCAAAGACAGCATTGTTGTTCAGGTTAATAGAAACTTAGAAGCCTTCTTAGAAGGATTTGTCAGTCAATTCAATGCCAGTGTTAAAACAGCCCGTGTCTTGGTAGATTGTGCAGTTGTTTCAACTCTAACAGCTAATGTTCGCGTAACAAGTCAAGCCAATGCCGCATTGACATCAGACACTGAACTATTGGCCTATACCTATCTATCTAGAACAGCCAGAATCAGTGCTACCATAACATCAGCGGCTACGCTAACAGGTGATATTACAGGTCTAAGAACTTATTCAGCCGCATTAGATGTTATGGCTGTTGTTGATTGTGAAGCGTTGAAAACTGGTGACAGTGTTATAAACATATCCAGTCAAACAACTTTAACTGCACAACCACTAAGAATAAAAACTTTAGAATCTACACTAAGTTCATTGTTCTCAACCAACATTGATGCTGTCAAAGTCAGCAGGGCACAGGCTAATTTAGAATCAGCCTCAACAGTTTCCACTGTGGCAGTTCGTAGTGTAAATCCTGCTGTTCAGTTATCTAGTGCATTTACATTTATTGCACAGGTTGGTGAGATTCAACAGATCAATTTAGTTGCGTTTAGCAATTCTACATTAACTGCTGATGTGCTGGCTGGCAAGTTTGCTGAAAGCAATCAAAATGCGGCGTTCACACAGACTGCTGCCGCATTGAGATTTAGAGATGTTGTTAGTGCCATTAGTTCAAACTTCACACAGACTGCCACAGTTGGTGAAATTGTTCAATTAAGTTCTACAATTGATAGCCAAGCCACAGTATCAGCTAATATAAACAAAACTGCCAGTGCATCAAGTAGTCAAACTGCGGTTGCCATTGTAAGTTGCATTATTAGTCATATTGAAGGTGCTGATCTAGTTGTCAATGGCTTTGCCTCATTGGCCGCTGATGTTGATAAAATTGTTGGAATTAGTGTTAGTGCAACATCAGCCGTTAACTTGGCTGCAAGTGCTGACAAGTTCCGTGCATTCAACGCTAATCTGGTTGTATCTACGACTGTGATTGCAAATGCAGTCAAAGCACTACTAGGGCAGGCCACACTACAGGCTCAGGCCACTATTGTGGCAAATGCGACCAGAATAAAACAATTTACAGCCACAATCGCATCTGCTTTGACCTTTGTGGCACAGATTCGTGAAATTGATGCGGCCAGCTTAACCCAATTTGTCTATATAATACCTCGTGAAGATTATGTTTACACGATACCAGACGAAATACCAGTTTACAATGAGATCCTTTATGTGATACCCAATGAGAACTGGACCTACACTATCACTGCGGAAACAAGAGTGTTCCCCGTTGATGAAGAAACAAGAATATATAACATAAGGAGCTCATAACAATGGCTACAACAGGATTTTTCCAAACAATACAAGGATTAACAATCCAGAAGGACACAGAAGCACAATTGGTCTACACCTTTGAGTGGAGCGAGTGGCTTCCCACAGGAGACAGTCTAAGTGCTGTGTCATACACTATTACTGCCCGTGCCAATGACCCAGATCCTCTAATCAAGGTAAGTGAAAACCGCGTTGGCACCAAGACCTTTGTGGAACTAAGCAATGGACAGGAAGGCAAGACCTATACTGTGACCTGCCAAGTGACCACAACCAATGGCTTGATTGATCGTAGAAACTTTCGTGTCAAAGTCCTAGCGAGATCAGCATAATGACACTCAAAGAACTTGCCAAAGAGATTGATATCATCAAGAACAATCATCTTGCTCATATGGCTGAAGACATTGATCGTGTTGAAAGCAAAGTGGACAAGATTGACAATCGCATTTGGGCCATCTTGATTATTCTTTGCGGTGCTACCTTTGTGCCAATTCTAGTGGAGTTTGCAACCAGCCTCAAATAAGTATGAGATGGATGACAACGAATTTAAAAGAATACTTAGTGAAGTAGCAGAGTGGCGATTTGAAAAGGTCAGCGAGACCCAAATTAAACAAAGCCGTAAAATGGCTAGGGGTAAGTTTAAACCTATAGTAGAAGGTGAAGAGCCAGAAATGGCAGTTCAGCTTATAGATGGCGTAAACCCCACAACAGTGCCCATCTTGGTCAAACTCAAACCCTGTGCCACTAACTGCGAAGACTGCGGCAAGCACTGCCCCAACGGTCGTGAAGTTACTGCAAAACTATATCCATCAAGAACTTTAGGCAAGCATTGGCGTAAACGATGCGTGACCTGTCAACGATATCTCAACAAAGACACTGGCAAATTTTCTGTAACAGACAGCAATGCCTCAACTCATTACAACACCAAATTAAGTCCTGGACATCAAGTGTCATTTGAAAGTGATCACGAAATCATCACAATTCACTCTGAAAATACTCAGGCGGAATAAATATTATTAGCAGGGACACAAATCCGTTAAATCCTAAGGGATGGTTTGGCTGTCACTAAATCATAAAAGTAGTTTCTTATTGCCATTAGAAACGAGCCCTGTTAGAAGCCCACTCTTTAGTGGGTTTCGTCTTTTTGTTTCACATTTCCACCTGATATTTTTAACCTAGCTAAATACTTGCGACAGGCAAACACTTAGGCATTCTTGGCAATTCAAAAACACTCTAGGCATATCATCTAACACACAAGGTTGGCCCGCCAGATATAATTGGGCTGTGGAAAAACCAGGGAATAACTGGACACGCAACATATTGAGGCACCCCCGTTGCTACGGCAACTATCCTGAAAAATTGGAAGTGGGTTGAGGTTGAAAACAAAGATAACCAACGCATTGATATAGTATGAATGTTAGCATACGAACACACTGGCTATAAACATCTAGACACTAGGAACGAGGTCTAGAATACTTTTTTAGTATATCGTGGCAGGTAAGGAAAAGCACAGAGTCCTTTAGCATACAGTGACAAAAACACCTGCTTCCATAAGTCTTGGCTGGGGCAACTCACATAAAGATAGACGGTGCCGCTGAAAACGGTTCCGTCTGACTGAAACAATCTACATAAAGTATCTCAATAGATCATTATGTGTTTCTGAAAGAAGAAAGCGAAGCGACATACGAGTGAGCGGAAGCGAAATGAGTTGATGTCTGTAAGACATCTTTAATAGTAAGGATCAAGTGATATGTGGATTTACAATAATAAAGAGATTATAGATCTTCCTGATGATGTAATTGGCTTTGTGTATCTGATAACAAATACCTCAAATGACAAAAAGTATATTGGTAAGAAGTTGGCTAAGTTTGCCAAAACACGATACAAGATGCACACACAGAAAAATGGTAAGAGGGTTAAGAAGAAGATTCGTTCATATGTGGATAGTGATTGGAAGACATATTATGGATCCAGTGAAGCTCTAACCAAAGACATTGAACTACTTGGACACAGCCACTTTCAACGAGAGATACTGCGTATGTGCTACTCCAAAGCGGAATGCTCATACTACGAAGCCAAAGAGCAGTTTTACAATGGCGTTTTGGAAAGCACAGATTGGTATAATGCCCAAATTTCAGTGCGTTGTCACAAGAACCACATTTTGGGCAAAGTCTAGATTGACTTAACAGCTATTAGGTGCTATACTATGTGTATGGTGTTATTTTACACTGACATTTAGGTAGAACCAAAATGACTGACACACAAGTAGCAGAAAAGATACTGCGTTTTTACACAGAAAAAAACATTCAACTTGAATGCGAACTTAAGGGCGAAACATTTGACCCTGCGAAGTTTGAAGAGAGTTTTCAAACTATGTTAGCCACAGACACTGGCAAGACTATGATTTCCAAAATGTCTAAATCCGTTAAGGAGGCTGCGTAATGAAACAGTTTAATGATCAAACCACAGTGGATATTTTAGAAGATCTTGAAAGTCAGTTGATTGGCTTTGGTAGTCGTGCCGCTCAAAACGGCGACACTGATCTTTTCCAATTAATTTACAAATTTAATCAAAAGATTCGCCAAAGACAATATGATGTCAAAGCCTTTATGGAAGAGGTGGCAGAATGATCAAGTATTGGCTAAACATTGTAGAAATTGACACAGGCAAGACTGTTTATGAAAACGGCTTTTATACTCGTGAAGGCATTGCTGACGAATTGGAAGACTGGAACATTGAAGAAGACTACTGCTACTCAATTGAAGAGGTAGCAGAATGAACACTAAAGAACAAGATTTGTTGTTTGCTTTAGAAGAAGCCGCTATCAATATCGCTAACCATTATAGTCGTGAAAGACAATATCAACACGAGGCCTGGTCCAAAAGACTACGAGGTAGTATTGATAATGCTATTAAAGAACGCATCAATCCAAATCAAGATATAATAAATCTTCACAGAAAAACTTGGAAGGCCGCAGAATGATTGACTTTAAATTGCTAAAATCTAAAATGACAGATTGTCTAGACTCTAATAAAACACTTATTAAACATTCGTCTATTGAAGAGAATGATAGAATAAGATTTAGAATTGCAGATAAAATCTTGTTTAATGAATCTTTAGATTATAACCTAAGATACCAAGCATACACAACAATGTTAGAGATATTGGATAAGTGCGAGACAGCAGAATGAACACACACGAAACTATGATGGATCAGATCCGCAGACTTAATGATCAAGAAGCAGTTAAACACGAATTGCGTAAACAAGAGGCCATAAATAAGATTAGAGAACTTCGTCGTGCCCAAAGAGAGCAGGAAGAGCTCAAGCACAGGGAAAAACATTATGGGTGATAGATTATTTTTAAGTGAGTTTGTTCAAGGCACAAGAACAGCTCAGGTGTTTCAGCGTAGAATAGAACTGGACTATGTGGTCTATTGTTTCTGTTGCGGCCACGAAGCAGAAACAGAGCCATTTGAGACAGAACAAACAGCAGAAGATTGGGCAGAAGATTGGGTGCAAAAAACTGTTGAACTAGAAGAATTAGTAGAATTAGTAGGACCAGAAGGTTGTGGTTGCAGTGATTGATCCCAAACCCAATTTAAGTCTTGCAGGCATTGCAGCCAATATAGACCATTATGAAAGTCGTGTTCAAACTGCCAAAGATTGTTGGGAACAAGAATTGCAAAGTTTGCAATATTGGCTTGATCAACTAGAACAACATCAACCCGCAAGTGACTCTGTGAGGTTGTGACAGCGGACTGGGGGTCTCACCCTTGTTCTACCACTTCCCCCTGTAGTGGTCCGCGAAACAGGGGATTCTTACGGCTCTAAATTGGTGAAATTTGAGGTAGACAATAAATACATAATACGCTATAATAATAACACAGCACAACGCTGTATCATTTAAAGGAGAAAATAAAATGATTTCAAAAGAGCAAGTAGATAGAATAGTAGATGCAATAGAAGGTATTCAAGTAGCAGAAGATATTATTACAAAGGCAAGTGTAGATGATTATAATAATATTGCATACATTGGACAACAACTAGAAAGAATAGCAAGTGTTTTAGAAACTTGGGAAGAACGAACAAGATAAGGAGAAGGGGAGGCAACTCCCCGCCTAATATGAAAATTCTAATACTTTTAGTAGCAGTAACACTCACAGGTTGTGCGGCACCATTTCAAATGTATGCTCATTGGCAAAACTCACAGGATCCTTGCCAAAGACAAAACAACGGTGGCGTTTACCCTGATTGGTGTGGAGCAGGTGCGGGCAAGAGCTACATCTACAAGGGCACAGGCGGAGCACCAATTGGTTATGTCAAAAAGAATTGAACTAGAGTGGCGACCCATAATGAACTGGTATGAGCACAGTGAAATCAAGATGTATGACTACATCAAGGTTCGTGAACGAGAGTCTAGACAAACTCTGTTTGAAAATATCAAATATAGTGATTTTGGCGAACACACATTCTATCAAGGTGGCTGGGGCCCTGAACCAATGATTTGGAGCACCAATCAAGAACAGGGCTATGTTTGGTGCTCAGAAGCTCGCCAAGAACAAATACAGCAATGGGTCCGTGATACTGTGTTCAATTGTGCTCCAGGAAATGACTGATTTTTTTAGGCCACAATAAATAACACTATGCCAAGAACAGGAATCAGACCACACACCTGGAAGATACAAGGTGATATACCGCACAAGCAATACACCGCTTGGCTGCGATCCAAAGCACAGGCCAATTTTCGCAAAGAAATATGGTTGCTGAGTTTTGAAGAATACCAAAGACTTTGGCAGGGAGTTTGGGAGTTTCGTGGCAGAGGTAGAGAAGACTATGTGATGTCAAGAGAAGATCACAATGGAGCCTGGGTCGTGGGAAATGTGGTAGTCTCCCGTAGATATGAATACCTGCGTAGACAAGCAGATTATAAGAGAGGATAAAATGGCAAAAAGAACATATGATGACAAACTCAAGAACATTCTAGATTGGGTTGAAATAACCAACTATCATTGGCACCAACTCAAAGGTGAAATGTTCAATGACGAACAGTTTTGGGATGACACCCTACACGCAATGATCAATGATGATTGGTGGGATTGGGTTGACATTGCCCCTGCACTGAAAATACAGTATGAAACAGAATGGCGTAGATATCCCAAACTTGATGTCAGCACTGAAGCTGTTCACAAGGATCTAATGTTGGGCAAAGCAGTCACCAAGAAAAGCCGCAAGGGCAAGAACTTTCAAGCATTTCGCTTGCTGATGAATATCAAGGACTTTGTGAACGATATCACAGGACAACCTACTCATCAATACACAGCCAAAGATCGTGAACCTCAGCCTGAACCCACACCCAAAGAACTCTTGTTCTCATTTGAATAATGGATGACTTTCACAACACGGGCTGGGACCCACATCAAGAACTGGTAAATGCCAAGCACAACATTGGTCTACTAATTAATGGACACAACAACAATCAAGCCTTGATGGCAGATTTAGTTGAACAACATCGTCAATTGGTTGGCTTGATAAAAAGCACTAGACTGCAATTGGATCTACTTCGCAATGAAGTCAATATTCTAAGAGCACAAAACACTCAATAAACGCACCAGATTCATAGCACGACAATAAATATTGCTATGAATACAATCATTGACAGCGGTGCCATCACCGCACGACCACCACAGCCTAAAGCACAAGGCACGGTTGAAGAGCCGCATCAGGATTTAACCAAGTATCCCAAATGGGAGTATCCTCAACGCAAGGATCCCAAGTGGGGTGAAGTCACCAAGCAGGGTCTAATTGTAGGCCGTGAAAAGCGTGTGGTTCCCCCAGATGAAGTCTACAAATTGGCAGAACTAGGCTGCACCAACAAAGAGATCGCAGAGTGGTTTATGATCAAGGAAGACACCCTTAACTACAACTTTTGCGATTATCTAACAAAAGCTCGTGCAGGGATGAAACGCCGTTTAAGAGCAGTGCAATTACAAACAGCCTTGGCTGGCAATGCCACCTTGTTGATATGGTTGGGCAAACAGTATCTAGGACAATCAGATACGCCAGCTAACAGCCAAGATCAAGAAGCACTGCCTTGGAACGATGAATGATCACAGTTCCTGCATTTACACTACTTTGCCTCTGCATTGGCGGTCTTTGTCTTTTAGCCATCTATAAGGGCTGGTAATGCCCCTAAGCCAAGCACAAGACCAAGTGGCCAACGATCTAACACGATTTCGTGTGGTAGTTGCTGGTCGCCGCTTTGGCAAGACACATTTGTCAATTAGAGAACTTTGCAAACACGCCAAAGAACCAGGGCGTGAAGTATGGTATGTGGCACCTACCTACAAGATGGCCAAGCAGATTGTGTGGCGTAAATTAAAGAATAAATTACAAGATCTCAACTGGGTAAAGAAAGCAAATGAAACAGAACTCACTCTTCAACTTAGGAATGGCAGTGTTATCAGTCTCAAAGGAGCTGATAATTATGATAGCCTACGCGGTGTTGGTCTTGACTTTATTGTGTTGGACGAGTTTGCTGACATTGACCCTGAAGCTTGGTATGAAACTCTTAGACCTACTCTCTCTGACAAGCAGGGTCGTGCTCTTTTCATTGGCACACCCAAGGGCATTGGCAACTGGGCTTATGAAATATATCAGAACTCAATAGATAACCCCAGCTGGCAGTCATACTCATTTACCACCATTGACGGTGGTCGTGTGCCTCCAGAAGAAATAGAAGCTGCCAAGCAGGATCTAGATGAACGCACCTTTAGACAAGAATATCTAGCAACATTTGAAACATTTGCTGGGCGTATCTATTATGGTTTTGATCGTGCCCACAATGTTAAGAGTTGGGACAAACCCATACCAGATGTTGTCTACATAGGTATGGACTTCAACATAGATCCTATGAGTGCAGTCATAGCAGTAAGAGAGGGAGATACACTTTATGTCATTGACGAAATCCGCCTGTTTTCTTCTAACACCCAAGAAGCAGTGGCTGAAATTAAGAGCAGATACGGGCGTAGTAAAATCTTTGTCTATCCAGATCCCGCAGGACACCAAAGGAAAAGCTCAGCAAGCGGTGCTACTGACATCACCATCCTGTCTAATGCAGGGTTCGTGGTCAAAGCACCTAGACACCACACTCCAGTGCGAGATAGAATCAACGCAGTCAACTCAAGATTGTGTAGTTCCAGTGGCATTAGACACCTCTATATTGATCCCAAGTGTAAATACACTATTGAAGGACTTGAGCGTCAAACCTACAAAGAAGGTTCTAGCCAGCCAGACAAAGACGGTGGATACGACCATATGAATGACGCACTAGGTTATATGGTAGATTACCTATTCCCAGTAAAGCGGGACATAGACCCAGATACAACACAGCCAAGACGCTGGTCACACGCCTTGGCTTAAATAGGATATAAAAATGAACATAATTGAAACGCTATCAGACGAACTTAGTAGACTATTGCAAGGCAATCTACTCTATGACACTTACTATCCACAGTGGCAATACTTACTAGAATCATATATTGGTGGACAAGAATACAAAGATGCACAACATCTAACCAGATATCAATTGGAAACAGACGGTGAATATCGTGCTCGCATTAAGACTACACCCTTAGAAAATCACTGCCAGTCAGTGATATCAGTATATAATTCATTCTTATTCCGTGAAGAACCTGTAAGAGAATTCAACGGGCTTGAATCATTTCCTGAATTAGAAGACTTCCTAGAGGATGCAGACTTTGATGGTCGCAGCCTCAACGCATTTATGAAAGATGTTGCTACCTGGACATCAGTGTTTGGACACGCTTGGATCATAGTAACCAAGCCTAATGTGGGTGCTGTCACAGTGGCAGATGAACAATCAATGGGCGTTCGCCCATATGTCAGTCTATTGACTCCTATGGTTGTCTTAGACTGGGAATACAGTCGTGCACCAAGTGGTCGTGTGACTCTCAACAAATTAAGATACCTAGAAGAAACCACAGGTGATATCAAGATTGTAAAACTATGGACTCCTGAAACAGTGACTACCACTGTGATAGATACCAAGAAAGAAGTTATACAAGAAGAGATAGTAGAAGTCAATGGCTTGGGAATGATCCCAGCTGTGTGTGCCTACAATGGCCGTTCAATCATTCGTGGCTTTGGTGTTAGTGATATTGCTGACATTGCTGATGCACAGAAGTTTATCTACAACGCAACCTCAGAAGTAGAACAGTCAATCAGAATGGATAGCCATCCTAGTCTTGTTGTTACTCCAGAAACCAAAGTAGGCACAGGATCAGGTGCATTGATCCATATGCCAGAGAATCTAGATCCAGGCTTGAAGCCATACCTATTAGAGTTTGGTGGTGCCTCAATTGATTCAATCTATCAAGCCATTCAACACTCAATAGATTCAATAGACAAGATGGCCAACACTGGTGCAGTTCGTGCCACAGAAAGCAAGGTTATGAGCGGTGTTGCAATGGAAACAGAATTTCAATTGCTAAATGCACGACTAAGTGAAAAGGCAGATAACCTAGAATTAGCAGAAGAACAAATGTGGACTATCTGGTGCAAGTATATGGGTGTCTCTTGGCAAGGTAGCGTAGACTATCCTGGATCATTCAA